CAATGGTTATATTTTAAACACGAATGATAGCTCCAAAGCTATCGTATATTTTAAAGATAGGCTATTGTTTATGGGCGATAGTCGCACAGCTATAAAATTTTTCTGTCAAAACTGCACAGATGAAAAATTAAGAGCAAAATTAAAAAAATATAAATATATTAAAATATGGGATTGACCTTATTGATGGTATTTGATACTGTTATTTTGATCTTAAAAGACTCCTTTCGGTTAAGATTAATGTTGAAAAAAATGAACCCGCAAGTTTTTCGTTTCTCTTGCGGGTTTTTTTTGTGCTTGACAATGTATGCGATAAATCTTATTTGTTAAAAAAAACAACTTGGAGGTTAAATTATGGAAAATAGATATTATGTTAAAGTGCGTTGGTCACCAGAGAGTAAACAACCAACTCGTGATGTAAGTTTTATGGTTGAGGCCGACAGTGCCGATCAAATCAGAGAAGCGATAGATCTTAAACATGAAATCGTAATCATAGATAGAGTTGATTGATGGTCAAAGAACAGCAAGGAAAATTCATATGCACAGATTGCGGTCATACCTATAGCTCTATGCTGGGTGACGATGAAGTGCCCGAAGTTTGCGAGCAGTGCGATGAAGACACAGAATAAAACACACGCGGTAATGTCCCAACGGCACGAGAAAAAGGATAGTCTCGATTACTTTCCTACTCCGCCTTGGGCCACGCGGGCTCTGTTTCAGTCAGTCATCTTACCAATGGGCTTTGTTCATTATAATGATGTCTGTCTGGAGCCAGCTTGCGGCGGCGGTCACATGGTTAAGGTTCTTCAAGAATATTTTGATAAGGTCGAATCATGTGACATAGCCGATTACGGTCAGGATCGTATCGCAGATTTTCTGTCTAAAGATGTAGAACAAGAATGCGATTTTATTATTACTAACCCACCTTTTAATCTAGCTGAAGAATTTGTAATTAAAGCTTTGTCCATGACACGCAAGCTGGTGGCAGTCTTCGCTAGAACTCAGTTCATGGAAGGAATAGGACGATATGAAAGATTATTTAAACCAAATCCGCCAACGATTATCGCGCAGTTTAGTGAGCGAGTTCCAATCGTTAAAGGCCGTCTGTCCGCAACTGCTTCGACAGCTACAAGTTACGCTTGGTTCGTATGGCGAACAGATCAAAACAATGATCAAACACAGCTGGTCTGGATACCGCCATCAAGACGCATCTTTGAAAAAAATGCCGACTATGCACAAAGTTTGGAAACTCCACATTCTCGACCCACGGGTCACGCCACGCAAACAGACCTTTTTGGAAAAATTGAAGGAGATAATTAAATGAAAGAAGAAAGTGCTTGGATTAAAATTCACGAAATGCCATCATGGGCAGAAGCAATGTTAGAAATAGAAGGACTGGTCAACGAAGAAGTCTCACGGCTCAAGAAGAAAGACGATGCTAAAGCAGCTGCTTTGCTGACAAAATGTCTTACAGTTATTAAAAGAGGTTACTAATGGCAAGATATGGCTTGAATTTTTGCAGAGAATGTGGGGGTAAACTTAGAAGAACTAAATATATCAGGACAAAACCTACATATTGTCCTGACTGTACTCAAAAATTAAATCCATCCGTTAGAGATATTTATAAAGAAATGCAAGCTAACCCAACTACGCCAGCTCCTGATGAGATGTGGTTTGAAGATGATCCACGAGCTGTTAATGAAATAGAATATGGCCGTGTGACTAAACGAGCAACCACCATCACTAGTAGTACAACTTTGGGAGAACTTTTTGAATGAGTGAGTTAATTTGTAATCTACCAGCTCAAAAAGTTTATGTAAGAAAAGAATATTTAAGGGATTTAGAAGATGGATTTGGTGAATTTGTCGATGGGGTCTGGGTCTCATGTAAATCTATTCCTGGGAGAGCATTTTATTTTGAGACTTATCTGCCTCAATATGGGGCTTTGTTTGACAAGTTGCCTATTAGCGCATTTGTATCTAGACCTGAAATACCCGATCCAGACCTACCTCTTAATAATCTTCAGTTCTGGAATTGTATGGATTATGGTATCGTGGCTGTTCATAAACAATTCATCGGTTCAATGGATTTTGAGGTGCTAACCAGAGACTTTGGTATACAAAAAGGTATATATGTAGCAACTTTGGATAATTACCACGCTGATGTTAACGCTATAGACTATAGTACATCCGAAACACCTGACGAACATAAATCTTTTAATCTGCTCCAGCTGGAGAATGGACAATATTGTGTATATCCAAATAATAGAATGAGAGTTTATGACAATAGTCTCACGCCTGACAAGCCGCGACAGCCTGATTTTAAGGTAAGCACAATAGAATATCAAGTTGAGAATGGTAATAATACAAGACTGGGCGATACTAACGAATATTTTTGGAAAACAAAAAAAGAAAAATAGTTACATTTATTAATCTCCTCTATATATAGAGCTGAAAATAAAAAAAATATTTTTTATTAAAAATAGGTGTAACTGGTGTAACTTATGTAACTTTACTCTGTAATCCTTTATACATAACAAATTTATGGTTACATATTTGGTTACATATTTATTTTTAAAAATGTAACTTACAATATTAGATTGATTTTGGCCTTACTAAGAGCGAAAAAGTTTTTTGCAAAAAAATATTTTCTGGTCTATATATAAAGAATGAATAATTTAAAGCCTTTGAAAAAGGGTCGTGGCAGACCAAAAGCAGATATACATAGCAAGCTTACTAGAAGACAAGAAAAGTTTGTAAAAGAGTTAGTTTCTAATGATGGAATGATAACTTATAGAGAAGCCGCTATCAACGCTGGGTTCCCAGCTTCTTCAGCACACACTAGAGCATATGAAATGACTAATCCTGAGATTTGTCCTCATGTTTGTAGAGCAATACAAGCTTATAGAGATGAACTGGATGAGAAATATGGCATTACTTTCAAAAGACATTTAAGAGATTTGCAAAGAATTAGAGATTTAGCTTTGGAAAATGGTGCATATTCTGCCGCCGTCCAAGCTGAATACCGTAGGGGCCAAGCTAACGGTAATATTTACATCAATAAATCTGAGATCCGTCATGGAACAATAGACAGTATGTCTAAAGAAGAAGTTCTAAAAGCTTTGAAGGAACTTAAACAAAATGAACCGAGATACGCTGAAGACGTTATTGAACACGAGGAAGAGAAGTCCGACCAAAAAAGAATCAGGTCTGTACGAACAGCTAAAGAGGGCATCCCTACAATACAGTGAACCATTACGTTTAAGTAGAATAGAAAACTGGATGACGCTTGGCCTTCCTGATTTATTAATTTGTGATCACAATCATAAATTTCATTTTGTAGAATTAAAATATGCACGTTTTAACAAAGTAAAACTTAGTCCCCAGCAAATTAGCTGGATATCTTTACACGAGAAAGCTTCTGTTTGGATTTTAGTAAAGAGCGTTCAGGGATTACATCTATATCGAGCTGAACAAGTTATACAGCTGAAAGAAGAGGGCATAAAACTAGCGCCGCATTACTTTTGTCCTGAGCCTTATGACTGGGTAAAAATTTTTGACTTGCTATTATATAAAAAATCGCATACCATTCTAAACAACATTAATTAATAGCTTGGAGGCTAAAATGACTACAGAAAAAAAATATTGCTATACACCTGTAAAAGAAAATGAAAATTACAGAGTTGCAAAAATAATAGAAAACGAAGATGGATATTATCCACTTGGTAAAATTAATCCTAAAGATCCACATGAATTAGATAAATTTGTTGGAGGATACAATCATGTTAGAGCTATATGCACTCTTTGGAATAAGCATATAGACGTAGATGAAAAAGAGGAAAACAGAATAGTTTGGTCCTCAATGGGTGAAATGTGTTCAATGGGGATTTATCAATGAGCATGGTTATAGACGATGAAAGATATCGAGCTTCATTATCTGAAATATCTCCAGCTTTAAAAAATTATGAAATAGTTTTAACTGCTGATGAAAAATTAGAAAAATATATTGAAGCCGATATTTTTGACATAAAAAACGGTAACTATGTTGCTCATTTCAAATTTTTGGAGGATAAAAATGATTAACCTCGAACAAAAATTTAACAATGATAAAAAATTTCAACGTAAAGTATTGTTTGAATATAAATCTTTTTTAACAGATAGCATATTAAGCGGTTATCGTTGCGAAGATTGGCAAGCTTTTGAACATGAAGGTATATCATATGACATAAATTTATATGTAGATGATATTACTAAGCATCCAAAAGATGCTATTTATAGCACAAAAGTCAACAATATGGGCGTTTCAGAAACTGACGGCGAAAATTTTTATTTAATTCCACAAAAATATAATAAAAAATTTAAAGTAAAAAATTTAGAAACTGGCGATATAAAAATATGGTCAGTTAATAAACTTTTAACTGAAATAAATCGCGATCGTAGTGAGGACTGGAAGCCTTATACAGCTCTTGACTGGTATGAAGGATGGACCAGCTGGTGCGAAGGTGAAACTTATACCTTAAATTTAAAAGGAGAAAATTTATTATGAAAGTTAAAGTTTATAAAAACCTTACTAAAGACTGTTTAAGTGTGATGGATTATAAAACTCGTAAAGTAATTCGTCATTGTTATGGTGATCATCGTAAACACGGTGATCACATTCGTTTAGAAAATGCTAGCTTTTGGGTTAGCCAAAAGACTAGGGACCGCGTAGTTAGGGAAAAGAAAAAATACGTTCACGCTTTTGTTATTGGTGACTGGATAGACAACTGGACACTTAAAGAGCAGTTTGAACAAGTGTTTTACAATCCTTATGAACATAATAAATTTTATGTTCACGGCGGCAAATACAATCCAAAAATAGACGTATCAGCTGACTGGAAGGGCGTTGTTCATTTAAGTCGCGATACAATAGATAATGAGCTTAAAGTATGGAGGGCAATATAATGGAAAAAGAACAAAAAATTTTAGACACATTGGCAGTAGACTCAGGCCAGCTGAGACTAACCAATACAATGCTAAATAAATCTATAATAGATGCGAATGAAAGTATTAGAAAATTTGCGAAATTATTTGGTATAGATTTTAATTCTATGGAAAAGGGCCAAAAGCATAAACTGCTGGCATACTATGATGACGATGATTCGGTATGCACACTTTCCTTTTACAAAACTGTAAATAGAGGTGATAGGCGATTATCTATATCAGGGATAAGAAAAAAAGCTCAGGTAAATGATTTAATTGCACTAACTTATAAAAGAATACTTTTGGATAACGATATGCAGGAAAATGTAATTGTTATTAATGTCACAGCTAAAGCTGAGAATAGGAAGGTAGCATAATGTATTTTATTTATAAGCTTATTGGCCGTTTACTTTATGGAAGTAATTTTGAAAAATACAAAAAACAAAAACCATTTAAGGGTAGGCGCAGAAAGTAATTTGACATTTTTTCTATAAAATCGCATACTGGGGGCGGTCCAAAGTTTGGGCCGCTTTTTTCAATTATAAACTACAGGAGTCTAATATGACAAAACCAAAAAAAACTTATCGATTAGCAATCGATTTTAAAACTAAAGAATCAATGAAAGAATTTGTTGACGATCTAGCGGCCCAAGGTGAGCTTGGTGATGTAGCCGTGTATCCTATGGACGCATTACACAAAATAAAAACTACTGAAGATTTTATTGTTAGAGCATATGGCGCTGGCAATGGTCTAAATCCATTATAGGGGGCGCTTATGAAAAGTAATATGTTTAATACAGTTTTTCCTAATGCAAATAAAAATAATGGTATTGTTTTTTCTGAGGAAAAATTAAATTCAAATTCAAAACTTAAATCCGCAGTTTGGCAAGAGGTTAAGCAAGCGCAATATAAATTTTTAATATTTTATGATCTATTGAAAGTTTGGTATAAAGATAAAGAGCTGGAAAAATTTCACGATTATGAAGATATTTTTGATTATACAAAAAAAGTAATGGATGAATACGAAAAATCTGAATTTGCAGTTGATTATACGCAAAGTGAATTAGCTTGTATTAAAGAATTTTTTGTGGAAAAATTTGGACGTTCT